GCACGAGTTAAGTTAGTCCCCGCGCCACCCTCCCCTGTTCCTAACCAGCCATAGGATATAGGGATTCTCTACGGAATCCTATCCGAGCCATAGCAAAATAACATTATTTTTAAGAATCAAAACCGCTTCGATAGGCTCATGGGGAACCAATACAGCATAACTGTAAGCGATGAATCCGACAGGATTCTGCAAATGGCGAAGGATCGAGGGCTCAAAGTGTCGCAAATTATCGACATCGCCATCAAAACGATGGGGATGGACGCGCTCCAGCGCCTTCAGACGGTGTGGCGACAGGCCGAAGCATACCTGGACGGTGAGACCTATGAGTAAGGGCATCCTTTTCATCAAGTCTTCCAATGTTCATGACTTCATGGAAGTCGCTTGCAACGGTGATGAATGCGGTTATTGGATTAATCCGACTGATCATTCAATGCAAGGTTCACCGCGCTTGAGGATGTTCAAGGTGAACGGCATGCAATTCTGTGAAGAATGCGTCAAAGAAACCATCGAAGAATTGAGGAGTTGGCTTGAATGACTTGCGATCATTGCGGGAAGTCCGATGAAAACTTGACTGAATGGTTTGTCCTGGTCAACGAGATGCCGTTCACGACCAACGAATACGAGTTTTGCTCTCTTCGATGTTTGAAGTGGTGGTCCGTGGAGATGCTAAAGTGAAAGTTCAATGCGCGATATGCGGCTTCGAGGCGGAAGTTGAGAACCCTTGGTTGTCCAGGGATCCAATCCTTGCGTTCTTTGACCACCGACCGCGTACAGAACGGTTGTTTCTTCCTGATCTATGGATTTGTGATACTCACAAATAAGGAATCATTGAGAGAGCAAGTTGAACAGTTTCGAAGCCACCGACAAGGCCGAGAGTAAGAAACGAGACGAGGACGTTCAGCCGAACAAGTCCTTCAAGGTTTGATTCCTTTTCTTGACGTCGTTCCTCACGTTCCATCAACCATTGAGCGAACCGTTGGGTTCGGTTTGGTGCAGCTGCATTTTCAATTGTTTCATCCGTCGATGTCATCTTGCGATCTCTCCTTAATGAGGGCCAGGACTTCCTGGTCAGTTGTCAAATCCATTTGTTCGAGTTCAATAAGATACGCCAGGGAATCGCCGCTTCCAGAATGAATGTGTAGTTGGTTTGTGATGATATGGTCGGGGTCAATGAACGACCATCGGTTTGAACCTCGGGCCGTTGGGTCAAGAGATGAAGCGGCCCCCCATGCGATGCATCGGTTGTCGGTCATATCAGAGAAGCCCAAAGAACCGCCGAGGTCGCCTCCCATCCAAAGTTTGCCCCAAACATATGGTGCAACATCCAGATTGTTGGGGATGACAAAGAAGTTGGTCACTCGCCAACCAACGCCACGGAGATCATTATCGAAGATGACTTCCTTTGAGCCAGCGGCAGCAACGCCTCGAAGCGTGTATTTCTTTCTCATCGCTTCTTGCCCCCTGCAACACGGTGGGCTTCTTTGACAGCACGCTTGAAGCCGCCAGCCTTCCACTTCCCACTCTTGAGTTTATATCGAGGAGCGACCTTCTTGAAAGCGGCCTTATATTTCCGGTTATATGCTGATGATCGTCGTTTCTTTGGAGGGGCGACGGCGTTGAATTGTTCAATGGCGGCGTTTGGGTCGGAGACAAACGATTGAACGCCGGCCATAGCACCGGCTTTGGCTGCCTCGGGGTCAAGAGCCAAAGGTAATGCGAAGGGAAGCGGAATGCCCATAGCAAGCAATTGCCCCAACCGCTTTTGTTGTTCAGCGTTCACTTAAACCCCTCATTGTTGGCTCAATGCGAGGGCCATAGCGGCGTTGCTCGTCATCGTCTCAACGGTGCATTCCATGACGACGGACACATGCACATTTTCAGTAAAGCCAGTAGAAGCCGCCCCACCGAGGTAAATCTGTTCAACGCCGACCAAGTAGCCGTTAGTCCATTGTTGCGGCAGGACATCGAAGTCTTGAGAAACATAGGTGGCCACTCCGCCTGCTCCATCCACGGTGAGGCGACCCGAAGCGATCACGGATTTGTCTGAAGGCAAAATGATGTCGGATTGTTGTTGCGTGGTGAGTTGAAACTGTGCGGCTGCCTCACTTGCGACAGTCGAAGAACGGCCGGTAGAGTCCGAGAAGGTCACGGCAATGTTGTGGATGCGGAGGACCGACTTGCCCAGGGCATCCACGTAAGCACCAAGATCAATGGATGCTTGCTCAAACGAATTGTCGTTATCGATGTTCACAGTCTTGCGGATAAAGAAAGAGTCGCTCTTAGCCATGAGGGTGGCTAAACGCGCCACGCTATATGAACAGCACCTAATCTTCCCTATGGGTGATGCACGAGTTAAGTTAGTCCCCGCGCCACCCTCCCCTGTTCCTAACCAGCCATAGG